GAAATTATTTCTTTAACTCTATCTACTTGATTGAGTCTACGATTTTCCAATTCTTCTTCATTTACTTTCTGTAATAATGGAAAAATATCTCTTAATGATTCTTCAAATGTCGATTTTGTAAACTTTTGTACAAATGCATCTACAATTTCTTCTGAAATTTCTTCTTGTGGTTTGCTTTCTTCAAGAGCAATACCTTCTACAAAATTAGCATATCCTCTGGCGCCTTGAATTCTCTTCACGCTTTCTTTAATTGAATTCATACTGCATTTAACATTCCATACATCAGAACGATTTGTTTCATTTACTAATTTCTGTTTGTTGATTACAGTCATAAACTCTTTCAATCTTGATAAGTTGTCAGACAACTCTACAATAGCCTCTCCTACTATATCATGTGGAACTCCACCTGATGCTACGTGTCTCGCCATTGCTCTTGCACCATTTAAATGTATAAATGGGTACTTGAAACGTTCACCTTCTCCTGATTCAACAAAAATTGATGTGATGTTACGTGAACGTGAGCCACGAGATTCCTCGTTTACTGGCGCACGGTGTTTTAATATTAATCGCACATTTTCTAATGTTTGACGGCTTGTGCGTGATGACCCAGACAATGGGCCCATGCCTTCATTGACGTGGTCAGTCATGGTTTGCTCCTTATTTTGTTCAACCTTATATGCATAATTTTTAGGTTCTATATGTTTTCCGAATGAACGAATATCAAAATCTAACATATTAGTACGTGCCATAGTTTTTAATTGTGTCATCATATTGTTGACACTTTTATTATCGATATCGATATCTTCTCCGATATGAAATTTTAATTCATTAGTATTATCGTCAATATGAACCATCATATTTGGTTCTTTGACGTAAAAAAATCTTGCTTCGGCTGGTACTGCTACGCTTTTACCACTAGTAGCATCAAACATCTTCATTTGAAGTCCACTGCCTTGCATCAATTTCATTACTTTTGTTGCAATATTATCTAAATTTATAGCCATAATTTATGTTCTCGTTCGTTATGGTAGTATTTATCAAAATATCACAGGAAGTGGGTCTGAATAATCGTCATCACTGTCCAACACCGATCCAAGCAGTTCTTCGTATCCTTCCTCGAACCTAGATATAACCTGAATCTGTCTTACACACAATAATGTTGCTGAAACTAAGTCATCTGTTTCGCCCGTTTTTGCTTCATAACTTTTTCCTTTTGCTATGAATGTCTTTAATTCTCTTATGAAATTCTTGCTTAGAGGTGTCATCTTGTCACTTTCAATCCAAGATTTCATTTTCATACAAGCAGTAATTTTTGTCTTATATGTTGTGGTAAATCCTTTTCTTGACACACGTTGTCTACCTTTCTTTTTAGGTTCATGTAAGAATGTACCAGGAAACTTATCTTCATCCATCTCTTGTATGACTACTAAAGCGGCTTCACCCAATGAATTATTCTCTACAGACCAATATATTTCAGGTGCATTATTACCAAGTTCTCTCATTTCATCATTGATAATAGTAAGAACAGTGTGCATTGTTTTAACTTGACCATGAACATCTGTTCTATTATTCTGCCATTCTGCGACTTGTATAAGTTCTGGTAATGCCCACACTTCGATAGCAGAGTTATCTCCACCAGTTCCCATAGCAGGATCTAATCCTATAATATAAGTGGAATCTTTATTAATATTTTCATACCATCTAACTTGCCCAGTTCTTAAAATAGGTTCAATTCCTTTGATTCCTGATAATTTCAAACTGTTAACTAACGTTTCATCATATGCGATAAACTGACATTCATGTTCTCTTAGAAAACGTTCTTTACCCACTCGTGCTTCTTCTTCAACTGCCCATTGCTTGTCTCTATCAGGATGTTGATGCCATATTGCATTGTATGGTCTAAACCCATTGATACCTACTTCTGTTTCATTTCCATAAGCATCTAATCTCTTATTCGCACCAGACCATATAATCGCAAACTGGTCATCATCTAAGTTAGGAGTTGATGTGATAATTGCTTTACCACCCGTTGCTAGTGTTGGGGAAATAGAAGTCCAGAATTCTTTTGCTATTGTTGGTCTAACAAATGCGAACTCATCTGCGTATAGTAATGATATAGAAAGACCACGACCAGTATTTTCAGTTGTTGCTTGAGCAATGATACGTGAACCATTGTCAAATTCGATACTACCTTTGTTATAATTTGTCACACCTGCTCTAATATAATCTGGACACATCTCATACGCATATCTAATTCTGTGCATAATTTCTTGTGCGCCTGAATACTTATGAGCCGCAATTAGAACAGTTTGGTCTGGATTAAACATTGCATACCACAATAGATATCCAGCCGCTGTTGTAGACTTACCCATCTGCCTTCCTAACATTGATATAGAAAATCTATAATTATGATAAGAGTGTGCTAAATCCTCTTGATAATCATATGCCTTGTATAGTATACTTCCACGTATAGGATGCTGAATCATAAAATACTTACTCAGAAAATAAAACGGGTCAGTCATACATTTGCTAAATTCTAACAATTGTACGTTACTAAATTGGGTTTTTGTGTATGGTTTTTTGGTTAAATCTGCCACTATTAAATACTCAGTTAATTATAATAGTATTTATCTTTACATATAACGTAGTGAGTAAATCAGATAAATACTATTGATGTATGGGGGATTCCCACCTTCAACATCAATCATATGGGAGAAATAATATGGCAAGATATAGAGGTCTTAGAGCAATCGCTGGTATGGCTCGTATTAAGGTTAGACGTACAATCGATTTAAGAGAGTTGTCTGATTTTGGTGCGATTACATCAAGCGGTGATGATTTACCTACATCAGGTGCAGGACATAGTTCAGCAACTGGTGGTTCAACAGGTAGAACTCGTGGCTATACCCAATTGGGTTTAGTTACAGGTCCTACGGTTGACAACCAAGATATGGGTTCAATCACTACAACCGCATCAACTGATGTTGGTTATAATGATGAATCTTATCAATATGGTCCAGCAAGAGGTTATTAATCAACTCTAAAGTAACATTTAGGAAACCCGCTGAAAAGCGGGTTTTTTATTGGGTAAAAACAAAAAAGTCTCACTAGGAGACTTTATTTGTTAGCAATAGAGGAATGTTATTTAAAAACCAACACGTGCTTTTAGACTAAGAGGCAAATCACCCTTAGGTGGTGTCATCTTACCTGTATCTTTTTTTCTTGCTAGTCTTTGAATTCTGTCATCATAATTCAACGTTGAACCTTTTGTACCTTTTGGTTCTTTAACTGTTACTTTTAGCATTTTTCCCATATTATCGATATCAATTTTAGGTCCATCTTCTGGCCAATCAAATGATTGAGATAAATCATCAAGTGCTGGATCTGTGCTTGGATTTTTTGCTGAACCTTTTTCTTGAATACCTGATAATTTTCTAAGTCTATCTAAATCTTCTCCACGGAGTTTTGATTTACTTGAGTCACCTTTAATACCAATTTTTGGCTCTTTTGCATTTGGATTTGCTTTACTTGAGTCACCTTTAATATCAATTTTTGACGCTTTTGTATGTGGACTTGCTTTAGTTGAGTCACCTTTAATAGCAACAGTATCACGTTTCTTAGGCATAATAATATCAATCTTTGCTTGTTTAGAAGACGAATCATGATGTGATGGCTTGGCTTTAGCCTTATTCCATGCTAATTTTTGTATTTTATCAACATGTTTAAGAGTATCCACCTCAGGTCCTGATTTACTTGTGTCACCTTTAATACGATGATCCTTAGTACCTGCAAAGTTCATTGGACGTGTTGCACCTCTTTCATTAAGACCTGCTAATTTAGCCATTCTATCTTGGTCTTCATTAACTGCGTTACAACCGCAACCACATTCTGGTCCACAATTACAATCTGAACCACAACCACAAGAGCAACCTTCTTTTAATTCGTTAATTTGTTCTTGTGCTTTTTCAAGATTTTCTTCAACAGTTTTGACCGACTCTCCAAGACCCATATCTTCAAGTTGTTCTTTATCGTAATCATATTCCCATGCTTTTAACCAACCTAAAAGATTCTTTTTTGAACCTCTAACCTTGGCAGTCCAAACACCGAAACCACTGTCCTTAGGACCTTCTTGCCATTCAGGCATTGAAATAAAGACATTAAATTTCTTCATCAACTGATGGTGTCTCTTTAACAAAGGATTGTTCTTTTTCTTATCTAATTCAAGGTCATAATCTACTTCAATAGTCATAGCCTTTTGAGATGCTTCAATATCTCTGTTTAATGGATCTGATACATTCTGTTGATATTGCATCTTTCTTATTTCTTCGGGGTCATATTCACCTGTTTCGGGATCTCGTTTAAGCATGTAATCATCTTCTTCGATAGATTCGCTTTTCTTCTTAATTGTATCTCTCCAATCTCTATCATCATCGTCATCAGCACTAACAAATACTCCAGGTTCTGTAACTGGACTATCAAAATCTGAATCTGTGTCTAAATCTAAATCAAGATTGCCTGTATTTTTTGATACTGGTGGTTTTCCTTTTCTTGCTAGTCTTTGAATATGGTCATCATATCCTGCTTCATCTAATTCTTCAGTAGTTTCTTCAACTGCTTCATCTTTTTTACCTTGTTTAGCAAGAATTGATTTTTGTAATGCAGGTGGTAATTTCTTTTGTCCTGCTGTTAATTCTTCAGTAACTTCTTCATTTTCATTCCATGTGGTGTCGGTGCCAATAAAGCCACCTTTGCCATCATATTTGTCTTTTGTGTTTTTAGAACCTAATCTTGAGAGTCTTTTTAAACCTCTCTTTCCAACCCTACCAATTCCCTTTACAAGGTCAAGTCCCCAACCCTCTTCCATTTCATCAAAATCTTTTGTCAATGCTTCTTGAATTTCATTTTCGTCTAAAGAGTACTCTAATGGGTTATCACCAAGTGTTGGTTGGATTGTTTTCTTTTGTTTTGCAATACTTTCTGGAGAGTTTTTAGAGTAGTCATCTAAATCTAATTTATCATTCGCAGGAGTAGGCTCAAACACTGAGTCATCCTCTGCAACTACTTGTGCATTTTCGAGACCTGCTAATTTCATCAATCGTAGAATTTCTTCTGGATGCTCTGTGACAGTCTCGCTAGTCGTTACTGACTGACCATTATCCTCTGTTGTTGATAGGTTATATTGTTTGCTCATTTTTCATCTCCACTGATAACTGATGCACTTGATTGCTCGTCTTTTGACATCTGTTCCTGTGCTGGATCAGATTTTGGCTTAACGCTTAATTCGTTTTCAACCGTGTCGTGTTCTTTTTTCTCTAAATCGTTTAAAAATTTATCTACAAAAGTTTTACCATAATTTGCGCCGTCATCTGATTTATCATCATAATCTGTGCCTAATAGTGCCTTTTTATCTTCATCATCTTCATCTTCTACTTCAGGTTCCCATCCTTCTGGATGAACAAGTACGTTTTCAAGTGAAACACCAAGTATATCACTTAGTTGTTGCTGTAGAATATCTGCTGACAATGGATAACCAGTAACTATATCAACTTTTGAAACTTTTGAATTTGTAGCATTATCAAAAAACATTGGATTCTTAGTGATAGGTGTTGTAGATGTCTTTGACATCGTTTTAAGGTCGTATTTTGTCAAAAATGTCTCAATACGATTTTCCTCTACCTCATCTAAGTCACAACAGAATCTTAATGTAAATTTGTGTTCTTTTGTTGACTCTGTTAAATATTGTTTAAATGTTTTCATTGTATGTTCCATATATGTTTTTTTTAATATATAAATTTGAATAACTCTTATTCTTATTTATCATTTTCTATATCTTTTTGGGCAGAATCAATTCGTTTTAACAGTTCATTTCTATCAATTGTGACTGCACCATCACTTTCAAGTTCAAAACCATCTTTATTTTTAGAAATATTATGATCCAACTTTGCTTTTTGCAATTGAAGATTAATCATCTTTAATTTTCTATCTACTTTGCTATCTTTTGCTTCCATGGCAGTTTTTAGCATCTGATTTGCTGTTTCTAGCAATTTAGCACCAGCGTGTACTTCTACATTCATACCTAATGTAAGTAAATCATTGAAAGCATCTAGTGCCTTTTTATGAATATCATCCATCTCTTTATCGTGCTGATTAAGGTCTTGTACAAGTGGTAATGCGTTGTCAATCTTCTCAGTAGTCTTTAATTCAGCATATAGAATCTCTGTTAATTCTTTTGACTCTTCAATAGAGGGAGTTTCTTTCTGAATTTCTTCTTCGCCCTCTTCTGCTGGTTTAATATTGAATGTTTCTTCTAGTTTTTTAGTCATAATATACGTTCTTAGTTAATTATATACGTATTTATCAAAAATAAAGTTGCCGTTTTTTGTAACCATAGTAGCGAATTATGTATTAAAGGATAACGGCATCCTCATCTTAGAAATAGGTAACAGCAAAGCCGAAACTTATATAGGTCCTAAGATGTATTATCTTGGTTTCTTGGGCTTGCCAGGTTTCTTAACTGCTTTAGGTTTCTTAGTATTGGCGTAAATATCATTCTCATTGAGAACTCTAAATTTCATACCTCGTTTTTTTGCCCAATGTGTTGCGGCATCCCACTTAGCATAGTTTACTGCTACTTGTGTCTGTTGTGCCCTACCACGTGCAAATTTAGGATTAGATTGATTCATTGGCTTTATTTCAACTAATTCTGCGTTTTTCTTACCTTTTGCATCCCTGTATACGATAACAAAATCAGGAACATATGATGTTACTTTACCAGTTATTGGATTTTGATATGTAATTTTAACAGGCTCACTTGCCCATGCCATCACATTTGGGTTTGTATCACAGAACTGCATGAAAGTCTGCTCCCAACTGCTTCTAAAAGTGGGCGTTCCACTTCCTGAGTATTTTGATTGATTTAATATTTGGTATTTGCCTTGATGGAATTTTGCCATTATTTAATAATTGCTCTTGCGATATAAGTATTTGGTGTTCGCGGAGTCATCTTACCCGTCTTATATCCAAATCGCAATGCATTATTAAAGACGAATGCTCCCAAGTCATTGAAAGAAAAATCTTCTGAAAGTTCATCAACAAAGTCATACGGGCTTACACCATATAATTTTGCAATATTTGTAAGTTCTACCGCATATGCCTCTGCTTTTTGCTGAGTAAAACCCTTTTTCAACAATTTTGCAGTTAAGATATCGATTTTCATTATACTTTCCTTGTCATTATTGTCCTAAGAATTTTCTTAAGAGTGCTTTACTAACACCAATTGCTTGGTCTGTAGTATTAGTTTTATATACTGCTGGATTGTTAGTTGGAATGGATTTATTTGCTTTTGTTGTTGTAGCATATGCACCTTTCTTACTTGAAACCATACCATCTGTTAATATTGAGCCTAGAATTTTTTTACTCTCTGATTTACCATCATTTCCTATTAATTTATTTACTAAAGCACCTTTGATGTTATTAACATTAAAAGAACGTTTACCTAAAAATGATCCGATAAGTTCTCTTATCATTGCTGAACCTAAATCTGTAGAATATCTTGGAAACTGAGTACCTGCAGGATTACTATCTCCTATACCGCCAAATGTTGGAATATCTGGATTTGTATATGTTGCAGTATAAGGAGTATCAAATTGATTACCCTCATCTATATAAGTTTTACTTGATTCTTTAGAAAATCTATTTGCCCTTGCCGCATCTATTACACCAATATTTCTTTTTAATGCTTCTGCCAATGCTTCGTTATTTGCGGCTTCGCCAGGATGTGAAATTGTAGCATTATATAATGTCATTAGTTCCCTAAGTTTTCTGTTAGTATCTTCGTGTTCTTGTTCGTCAATTCTTAGAGGGTCTGTAAGACTTTGAGCCTGTTCTCTATCGTCTTTGCCAAATTCATTAGTTCGTAATTTACCTAGAGAATCTTCATATTCTTCGGTTGCGCCTGACACTCTACCTGTTTTTCTAAATCTGTTGGCTTTAAACCCTGCTCCATATTCATACTCAAAGGGTTCAGGATAAATGTCATCTAAATTTTTTCTCTTAAGTTGTGGACTTAATTCATCCAACATATAATCCATTCCTAATGTCATCCAATCTGGGAATAGTACTGAATCCGGACTACCTATTATTATATTTTCTGGCTGAACTGATAAGTCCATAGTTCTTAACTCTGCAATACTATAATCACTAGGAGAAAAAGTAATGTTTGTAACTAATGGATTAATTAATTCAATTTTCTGAACAGAGCCTGTACGTATGTCTCCTTGGCCTGTAGTTGCTCTGGCGCCAAATAACTTTTCTTCTTCGTGCATAGGATGTGTCTGTTGAGGAACAAGATTACCAAAGAAGTGATATATCGTAATTTTCTCAAAATGCTGATGATAATACTCGTGCTTTTCATCTGGTATCTTTCTACCATGTTCATGGGCACTTGTTAGAACTTGTTCTGCATTTGCACCAGTAACTTTAGCATCTTGATTCTTAAAAAATTTACTATATATAGATTCTGCTATGTCAAACATTTTACCGTCAACTGTATCATACATCGTAATTCCTACTTCTGGAAAATCTACACGGGTAGGAACATAAATTCTTTTACCATATGCATCAATAGGCATAGTTGATGTTGAGATAGAAATTGGAGATACTGATTTTGCTAAAGCAGAGATGCGAGATGTGTCCGATGTTTTTCCACCAGATACTGTCTTAAATTCTATAAACCAAAGGTCAGAGAGTTTTGGAGCAGTTTTAATAGGCGAGCCACGCTCGCCTGCAAAGCCAAATCTATGTTTTGCGTTAGCACTATCGGCTAAAACTCTCTTCCATGTGTTCTTAGCACTTTTTCTATCATTAGCCATTGGCTTGCGCCTCGTTTATTAACCGGCTATAGTAGAATCCGACACAAAGTCCATTGGAGGCATAATATCATCATTCAATACTGCATTATCATACTGAAGCGTTACAGTAATTGTAACTGGATCTGAAACTGCGTAATCAGATTGTGAATAGTCAGCGTTAGTAATGAAACAGCCTTCTAGTTGCCATTGTTCTGTAGCATCACCAGAGTTACCATCTAGAATTTCAATCAATGTTGAAAACTTATAGTTAGTACCTGCTGAAGGACCTCTTTGATTTTTATGGTCTAACTGTGATTGTACTTGACGACCAACTAGTTTAGTTAGATTGTTTGCGATATCATCACGCAATGTAATTGTAATTGGTTCCCATGTGTGCTTGCCCATAACGTACATACGTGAGTTGTACGAATCTAGTGGAATTGACTCATGTGATACCTTTGGACGGGATACATTCATAACCTGTCTTGTAAATTCTTGTGAACTTGTTCCAGTTCCACCAAAACCAGCAACTACTACACGGAATCTATAGTTAAGTTTTGGTTGTAATATACCAGTACCAACGGCATCTGCGCCTGAGTCTGTCGGTACACCAAAATTGTTTAATGTTCTTGCCATCTTCTTTATCTCCTATAATAGTTTCTGAACTATGGTTTTAACACTAGTATTTATCTATTTTACTAATAATTAAGTTGTATGTTAATATGCCCCTAAGTATTGCTTTCTACAACCACACTTACATCCTGCCGCACAGTCACATTCTATTGGATTATGTCCACATGAACATAAATCTTCTCTAAGAAATTCTTTTTCAAATTCTAAATAATTTTCGTATTGACTATCATTTCTTTCAGGAAGATAATCATTATCATCGTCTACCCATTCAATAAGTTCTTTATTGTGTGTTCGCTTTGAACCACAATGAGTACAGAACAATTCTGTTGGTACCCATTTATCTGAAGCCGCAACTGACCAAAACCCATTACATGATTGGCAAGTAAAGTGCCATATTGTTTCTTTATAAACTTGCATTATTCAAACATCCTCGCAAATGATGACGTACCTAATCTAATATGACTTTGATTGTCTTTATCTATTTTCATTAATTCTGTTTCCAATTCAATAATTAATTTACCAATTCTTTGTTTATCAGCACAATCTTTTAACATAGCACTATGCATATTCTTCAAATTTACTAACAAAAGTTCTATGGTTTTAGTACTTAGATTCATCATTCTTAAATATGTGTTCTTGTCGCTCATTTGTATTAGTTTCTTGTGTAACTTCTCCTTTTTTAAACTGTTCTAACCATTGCTGTACTTTTGATAATGGGTCTTCGTCTGCTTGATACTTTATTCCAAGTCCACCATTATTCATCCAGTTTTGAATGTTTCTACCTAAATCATCAATTAATATGTTTGGTGTGCCATCTGGTTGTGTAGCATATGACCCTTTGTCACTAACTATAATAGTTTCACTTGGTTTAATCTTTAGTTTTCTTCCAATCCAATCTATCTTATGCTTTTTACTATTCTCTTGGTCATATCTAAGTGGCGAACTTAATATTTTATATGAGCCAAAATTATTTATAATCATTTGAATTAATTTATCTGCTGTAGGAAATTTTGGAAGTTTAGCAAAAAAATCTGTGCCAATCATTTTGTCCAGTGTTTTGTCCACGTTTGCTGGTGGAATATCTTTATAGTTTCCTGTTTTAATTCCTGCCAATTTTGCCCACTCTGAAAAGAAATCTGCTAGAACTCCATCCATATCCAAATAAACAATCGGTTTGCTTTCTGGTTTTTCTGAAATTATCTCTCTAATGAGCATCTTTTTCTTCTTCGTTCATAGATAGTTTAGCCGCAATAGCCATTTGTCTTTTCTTTGCTTTACTTTTGCCTTTAAACTGAGGTGCATCACTCTTATAAAAGTCTTTAATAACATCGCCCATTGGTGTAGATTTTGTTATTTTTTCAACAAGTTCATAATGTCGACCAAGATAAAACTCAAGTCTAGACTTAGGAACTCTTACAATTTGGTCACCTTTTTTAAGTGTAACAAAGTCTTTATCTTCATTTACTGATGTAGCCATAATGACTTCTGGCATTTTCATACTAGAGATATCTTTATCTATACTATCTTCATATTCTTTAGCAAGTTGTTCTTGCTCTTCTGGATTATCTGTTCTGTAAAATCTATTCGCAATAGCCATATCAGCAACAATCATATCTGTTGGTGCTTTTATTAATGTTGGCTTATAGTAAACAATCTTTTTGAAATCTTTGTTTGTTAAACTGTAAAATGTGCTTTCCCATTTATCAGGATGTAAAGCATATGTACCATTTCTTTCTGGTATTATGTCTGCTAATGAGTCATTACCTTTATGAAATTTTCCTAAACCAGACAAATGAACTAACATTCCATCTTCAACTGGCTTCTTTAGATAATATTCTAATCTGCCTCTTTGTGTAGACAAGTCTGCACTCTCTTTTAATAAATCATCTTTAGTAGCAGTGAAGTTACTTTGCTTCCATTGTTGTTTTAGTTGACCGAGTTTTGCACCCATTTGTGGTCCTGGATTCATACCTTTAGCAATTAAATCTGAACCAGTTATCGGAAAATCTGGCACTTTAGCATCAATATTTAAATCTTTACCTTGTAAAGTTGCTAGTGCTGTAATCAATTCTCTGTTGACGCCATCAGCAATCATATCTTCTACTTTCTTTTGGTCAAGTGAATTAGTTTTGTTCTTAATGAGGAAGTCTAACAGAACTGCTTCGTTATTGCTCAATCTCCAACGCTTTGCTATGTCTACTGTGTTGCCCATTTGTGCTAATGCTACAATAGGATTGCCTTTATCTTTTACTTTGTTTAAATCGTTTGTTGATAATCCAATAACTTTACTGGCACCCGATTTAGTCATATGGTCTAAAACATTAGCAACATTGTTACCTGCAAGAACTTTACTCATTTCTTGCCAAACACGTTCAGCACTTATTTGTTGTAAACCTTTTACATTTGAACTGATTGCTTTTAATGTATCTTCGTTCCAACTTGGGGTTGATAGTCTGCCTTGGAATCTAAAGTATCTAAGTATACGCAAATAATCTTCTTGTATTCTTTGTTCGGCATCGCCCACGAACTTACTGACTTTATCTTGTAAGTCGTCCATTCCGTGAAAGTAATCAAATACATTACCTTCCATATCCATACTCATTGCGTTGTATGTTAAGTCTCTGCGTTTAGCATCTTCTTCCCAGTTAGTTACAAATTCAACTTCAGCATGTCTGCCATCAGTTTCTGTGTCTGCTCGTAATGTTGTGATTTCAAATGGTTCTCTGCCTATGATTGCTGTAATAGTGCCGTGGTCTATACCTGTTGGTTTGTATCTGATATTTGCTTTATCAAGTATAGCAATCATTTCATCTGGTGTGGCATCAGTTGCCAAGTCAATGTCTTTAGGTATTTTACCCAAAGCAATATCTCTAACAGCACCACCAACTATTCTTAATTCATAGTTGCCACTTTTGAAAACTTTATCTAGTTTTTTGATAGACGAAGTTACCACAGACTTTACGTCTAACATTTCTTCGTGTAATATTACTTCATTGATACGCATAACTGTATTTATCAGTTAGCATATAGTTGCCCAATAAAAAACCCCTCACGAAGAGGGGTTTTAAACTAAACCTTCTGTTTATATTATAGTGTTTCGCCTGTATTTCTGATGCGAAGTGGAATATAAATAAATTCTACTGATTTCGCTGGCTGTATTGCTACGTCAACCCATAATTCATTTCTATCTATACGTGCTGGTGTGTTATTTGAATCATCACACACAACTAAGAAATCATATAAGCCTCTTTGTGTAACAAGGTTACCACAGAAACGTTCAACTGCATCTCTCATATTGTCACGAGTAATCTTATCGTTTTGCTCGAATAAGAATCCACGAGACATCTGGTCTAAGTTATGGCGCATGTAGTTAACTAAACGTGCAACATTTACTCTGTCTAGAGCAGTTGATGTTGCTTGTGTTGTTTTCTGACCATAAACTGCCATTCCCGTTGCTGGGAAGTCTGCAATTGGGTTCATACGTTGTCCATAAAGAACATCACGTTGACCTTCACTTAGTTGTACTTTAACAAATTCATTTTCTGAATTTACATAACCAACTTGTGATGCGTTTGAAACTACACCACGTGTAAGACCTGCTGGTGCAAACCATGGATATGAAACCTGGTCTGAAAAAGCGATAGTTCTTAATGCGATTGCTGATGAAGGCATAACTACGTCATTACCTGACAAGTCACTTGACAAGCCATGTGGGTAATAAATTGCCGCGTAAGTTTCTGCTGGAACATTTGCTGTTCCCCATGCTTTCATTGACGTTGAATCTGATTTCAATGTCATTGGACAATCACCGATAACGAATGCTATTTCTTTCTTGTCTTTGTTCAATGTAATCATTTCGTCCATTAACTCGAAGTATCCTGGAGCCGCGATTAGATTGAAATAAACTGCTTCTGAACGAATTCCATCGTTTGAAGAAATTGCTGCCTGCATTGCTTCGACAACCATATGACGTTGTGCGTCTGTGCCGAACTTACCAGAACCATCAGTGTTTATACCTGAAGCCCATTCCCATGCACCGTTAGTGTATTTCTTAACGTTGTAAGTAGAGTAGTCCATGTTAATCATCAATATGCCTTCTGGATGTAAATCTGGATTATCTACTGATGCATGTACTGTTCTGCTGTTTGCTACACCGTTTGAATCATAAGGTGCATCGTGTGAATAATGACTAAATGCCATTCCGTTTGTAGATGATTGGTCTGCATTGTCTAATTTGACCCATGCTGTACCTGACCAGCGCCATACTGTTGCGTAAGGAACTGCGTCACCGTCTACCCAAAGGTCACCTGTTACTAGTGCAGATGTGCCATCTTTACGTTTTGTTGGAGCACCTGAAACTAGTTGTAACTCAGTTGCTAGAATGCTATCTACGTCTTCTGACCATGCATGTTTCTCCCATGACATGTTTCCGCCAGATGCTGTATTCTTTAGAATTTCAACTACTAGACTTGAATTATGCCATAGAGTACCTTCTGCAATTGTACCTGTGATTTGTGTTGCTTTTGCTTGATAAACTAATGCTTCCCAAACTGATGCTACATTTGTAGCAACTGTGAAGCCTATATCTGTTTGGCCTGCTGAGAATACTAAATTAAGTTCAAGACCGTCTGTCTTAGTGAAACGAATTTTGTTTGTTCCAACTTTTTCAACACTAAC